ATGCCACGCGATTATGAAATCAACGACGCATTCAGACTGGCCATTAAACGCGACGCGCGCGGCCGATACACGGTCAGCACACTCGATTTTGTTGAGAAACTCCAGCAGCTGAACTGGCATTTCACATCGAGGGAAGCAAACAGATGGATAGAAGCGCACAAGTCAGATTTCCGGGATATTTCTGCAAAAGAAGGTGAGGAACGTACTTTTCAGGTCTTCAATCCGAATGGCGCTATGTGATGTTTGCGCTGGTGGATGTGAACTCGTTCTATGCCAGTTGCGAGACAATATTTCGTCCCGACCTGCGTGGCAAACCAGTACTGGTTCTGAGTAATAATGATGGCTGTGTCATTGCCCGGAGCGCAGAAGCCAAAGCGCTGGCCATTCCTATGGGGGCGCCCTATTTCAAACTCAGGGACGACATCAGGCGCCACCGGATCCATGTGTTCAGCAGCAATTATGCGCTGTATGCCGACATGAGCAGCCGGGTAATGACAACGCTGGAGCAGATGGCCCCCTGCGTGGAGGTTTATTCAATTGATGAAGCATTCCTGGACCTGACCGGTGTGCGTAACTGCATGGTACTGGAAAACTTCGGACGGGAAGTGCGTGAGACGATCAAACGCAACACGCATCTGACCGTGGGTGTTGGCATTGCCCAGACCAAAACGCTGGCTAAGCTGGCAAACCACGCCGCCAAGAAGTGGAAGCAGACGGGCGGCGTCGTCGACCTGTCGAATATCGACCGGCAGCGAAAGCTGATGGCGCTTGTGCCTGTCGAGGATGTATGGGGAGTGGGACGTCGTATCAGTAAAAAGCTCAATGCAATGGGCATCACCACGGCCAGAGACCTCGCAGAACAGAGCACCTGGATCATCCGCAAACATTTCAACGTCGTGCTTGAGCGCACCGTCAGAGAGCTTCGCGGCGAGTCATGTCTGGCGCTTGAGGAATTTGCCCCCACCAAACAGCAGATTGTCTGCTCACGCTCGTTCGGTTCGCGTATCACTGAGTACACGGATATGCGGCAGGCGGTATGCGCGTTTGCTGAGCGTGCCGCTGAGAAGCTGAGAAAAGAAAGGCAGTACTGCAGGCAGATAGCAGTTTTTGTCCGGACCAGCCCGCATGCCGACGGGGAGGTGTTTTACGGTAATCAGGCAACCGGCAAGCTGCTGACCCCGTCTAATGATACCCGCGATATTATCCGGGTCGCCATGGATGCGCTTGAACGGATATGGGTGGACGGACATCGTTATATGAAAGCGGGCGTGATGCTGGGTGACTTCTACAGCCAGGGTGTGGCTCAGCTCAGTCTGTTTGATGAATACCGTCCGCACGCGAACAGTGAGGCTCTGATGCGGGTGGTTGACGGGCTTAATCAGAGTGGCAAGGCCAGTCTCTTTTTTGCGGGGCAGGGTATCCAGAAGTCCTGGTCGATGAAAAGAGACATGCTGTCGCCAGCCTACACAACCCGTGTGTCTGATTTGCCATGGGTCAGATAAGGCTCAAATCATTCTGTAGCAGTACGCCATCCGGACAGATACGCTACCGGCATTTGTCCTGGCCAGTAATTATCATAAGCGAAGCGGATATACCTATACAAAATTACATATTTTGTATAATTTACGCAAAACAGGTCACTTTCAAATCATACAGTGGAGTCAGTCATGCAACTGAATCTGAGCAGCACAGGTTCCAACAGCGATATCGCTGGCTATTTAAGCCGTGTAAATCTGCCCTCGCAGCAGGAAACGCTTGGTTCAGTTGTTGCTGAGATCCTCCGTTCAGGTCAGACACTGAATCGCAAAGCAATCTGCATAAGGCTGATTGTACGTCTTGATAAGGCCTCATCTGATGCAGAAGAGCAGCAGCTGCACGCGTTGATTGAGCTTTTGTTCAGCAAATGAGTGTGATTTCACCGCCCATTTTTTCGGTGTTGTGAGACTGGAGACCAGCCGAAATCATGACAGAACAGGATATGCAATTGCTGCGTGATGTGCTCATCGGGGAAGCGACTCTCGCCATACTCAATGACAACACACGCGTCTCATGGCCGGGCATACTGATCAAGCTGAACGGTTTTCTTAAAACAGAGAGCGATTCATACAGGATGGCTGCCCTGAAACTCGCTATCAATGATGTGAATGAAGAAATTAAAAGGCGTGATGCAGTGCGAAGACGTGGCCTGAAGGAATTCACTCTTAACTCAACCGACAGTTACGATGACCTGACCTGGCATTGATAATCTGTTCATCGCTCCTTGCGCTGAAGACAGGAAAGCGACTTTCGGAAATATTTCTTTGAGGCAATTCAGTTAATGATGGAACAGGTTCTGGTTAAGAATGGTACGACCTGGTTGCCCAACTCAGCAATATTGAAGATTGTTATGAAGACGAAAAAATAATTTTCAGCGCTGCAGTGAATGCTCTTCTTGCTGAGTCAGAAGAGGTATCCCGACAGGGAATAATGTTCTATCTGATTGCTGAAATGGAAATATGTCATGACCTTCTCAGGCTTGACGTGTTGCGCTGCTGCATGGAAATCCTGATGGGCCTCAAAGATACAGCAGGCTCAGTCTGACAGGTTTCCGTGATCGCCAGAGCGGTTTCGATGAGTCGATTTAATCCGCTGCTCAGTAAGTTTCAGACATCTGAGCAGGCTTTGCTGTCAAAGTAATGCGTGCAATGCATATGTTAGGGTGTCAGACTTTTCAGTATTATTACTCGCCAGCACCTCCCGAACATGCCAGCTAACCCATCTGAAGTAGTTTGCGAATTATTTTAAAATTGCCAACTCTATGGTATCTGCAGACACATTTCGTCACCATGTTCAGCTTAATTAAGGTGATCTAGAACATTGACCTTCTTTTTGTCATCTTTCGCCTATTATCTTTTTGTTACTCATTTTTTTACTATTTGGACATGAGCGTCAATATTTTATGTTGAAAAATTGTTTTTAACATGACTTTCTCATTTCAAAGTTTTGCTGAGATATGAGTGTCTGTATAAAAATAATCAACCACCTTTTTTTGTCAGGCTTCTCTGAATTTATTTCGGTTAAGAGTGAGTGCTAACAAGAGTCTGAAAGTTTATCTTAAAAATACTCCTGGCTGGCTATTAGGTTCGAAAATTCATTAAGTTACTGACAACTACCAGAGTTACATTTTTCTCCGGCCAAACGATTGCATTGAATGTCTCAAGAGAAGTGGGTAGTAATAATCACCGTTATGGGGAGTTTGCTTTTATTTTTGCGACCTGAGCAGCAGGAAACGGAAGACAGTATATGAAAAGAAAAGAACGCTGCGTTGCCGTCATTGGAGACAATAACATTCTGCACCATGGCTTGTTCAGCCTTATTGACACTGAATGCATGAAAAGACATCTGACCGTATTATCCTGTGAAAACTCCCGATATTTTCGCTTTCATATGGCGGGCAGATATTCAGGATGTTTTAATCTCGCGGTAATGTGTCTGGGTTACGATGATTTTTTTCCCTGCTGGTTCAGCACATTTCTCAGGTTACTGAGAAAAACCAATGGCAATCTGCTGGTTTTCACAGACAGCCATCTTCTGCTTAACCGGAGAAGAAGATACATGCTGGATCGTGTCTGTGAAATGGAGTATATCCTGGATATTAGCTCGCCGGTCAGTTACATCTCTTTCGTACTTGAGCATCACCTGAGCCGGAAACATTCTCTGCGTGAAATCTGTAAATTATCCCTGCGTGAGCTTGCTGTTATTGACGGGTTTCTTAACGGGGTAAATGCCGCAGAGCACTCGTCCAGGATGGGGATTGAGACCAGAACGCTCTATCAGCACCGGAAAAACTGCGCCAATAAACTTGGCATCAGAAATCTCAAAGATTTACTCAGGCTGTAACAGCAGGGGAAGTCACGTGCCCGTCATCAATATTCATAAATACGACTGGTTCCGGATACTCACTGATCTGAGTCGTGCCGGTTACTCACTGCAGGATATCGCAGACGAACTGGATGTTGTTGCTTCCACACTTATCGGCTGGAAGAAAGGCGCAAGCCCGCGTCACCATACCGGTGAAGCACTGATTGAGCTGTGGTGCCGTGTGACACAAAAGAGGCGGCATGAAGTGCCCAAAGAAAAATATATTCAGAAATTCATTTTTCACTCTGCAAACCGTGCCTGCCGTCATTCAGAAAAATGAATCTTAACCGACTCATAGTGCCGGTAACTTTCTTACCGGCACAGAGTCACTACGATGAAACTTGAAAGTGTTGTTAAGTATCACAGCCCGCGCTCCGTTTCGCCTTTCACCCGCCAGTCCTCCCGTTCACCTGATGACATGACCGGCAGCGATGTGCTGGCTGCACTGGGTATGACACAGAAGCGTGCACCCCTCGGTTATTCTGCCTTCTTTGGCAAAATGCAGCTCAGTCACCATGACAGAGACCGCGCTGTAGGGTTGCTCACTAAGACCGGAATGAAGGTATCAGTGCATTATCCGGCCCTCTCTAAATTGCCCGAAGATGAGCGAATGGCGGTGGTTACGATCATCGCGGGCTATGCCTTTCTCGATTATGCGCGCAGCCCGGATACCGAGTCGCCATGTCATGCCTGTCACGGCACTGGGCTGCGCAACGGAAAGTGCTGCAGCAAATGTAACGGAAAAGGTATCGTGCGGGCAGCCTGCAAGGACTGCAAAGGGCGAGGGGAAGCGGTTAACCGTGTGATGACGCGATTTCAGGGTGTGCCGGTTTATCAGCCCTGTAAGCGGTGTTCCGGGCGCGGCTTTGAACGTATCCCTTCCGCTGTTGTGTTCAGGGCGGTGTGTCAGGTCACGCAGGCTGTTACGCTGGATACGTGGAACAAAAGCGTGAAGCAGCTGCTGGAGTTTCTGGTCGCCGAGCTGCATCGGGAAGAAGCCTGGGCCGAGAAGACGTTATCACGCATTACTAAATAGCGAGCGATAATTCATGTAGCGATGTTATCGCTCGCTATTTACTTTTCCATTTTTTGTGTTAGATTGGCTCCAACGATGGGTAAATGACCCTCGAGAGATTTCTATTCAGCCCTGGCATTTTGTCAGGGCTTTTTTTATGACCGGATGCCGTCACTGTATCCTGCTCATCCACCGGCTCCGGCTATCTTTCTCCTATTCTGCGCGGCAAATCCTGATGAGCAAATTCACAACCGGGGTCGCTTACAGCGTATCCGCAGGCGAAGTTGTCCATGGCGTCCTGACCTTTTTCAGTCCGGAAGAGTGGAGCGCCGTCGGCGTTCTTGCCGGTATCAGCCTTGCGACCATCACCTGCATCATTAACTGGTATTACCGGCGCAAGGCGACACTGGCAGAGATCAGGGCGCTGCGCTGCACCTGCCAGGAAGAGCCGCGCTGAAAAATGGTCATACCGGCCGCGCTGCGTAACAGACTTCTGGCTGCAGCCGGTGCAGGTGCCCTGACTCTGGCAATTACGCTGCTCGGCGGTCCGGATGGTCTGGAAGGGCGTCGTTATGTTCCCTATCGGGATGTCGCCGGTGTGCTCACCGTCTGTGATGGTCACACCGGCCCCGATATTGTCAGTAACAAAACCTATACCGACAGGGAGTGCGACAGGCTGTTGCGCGCAGACCTGAAACCCGTTCAGGCAGACGTAGATAGCATGGTCACGGTTAACCTCAGCGATTATCAGCGCGCCGCACTCTACAGCTTTGCTTATAACACCGGTACTGACGCGTTTTCCCGATCTTCCCTTCTGAGAAAACTCAACGCAGGCGACACGACGGGTGCCTGCAATGAACTGCGCCGCTGGATCTTTGCCGGTGGCAGGAGGTGGAAAGGGCTGATGAAGCGTCGCGAAACTGAGCGTGCACTTTGCCTGGCGGAGAGCAGCGATGACCTTAAGCCGCGTTAAGTGGCGTGCCGTTACCATCACAGGCCTGCTACTGCTGGTCATCGCGCTAAGCGTAGCCCTGAAGCTTCAGTCCTTATCGAAAGTCGTGATCACTCAACAGAACAGGCAGCTGGCGCATGAGAAAGCTTCAGCAGAGATGCTCGCGACTAATGTTCTCAGGGCAACAGCCCTCTTCAACGACATTGCCCGGGCAACTCAGGATGCAAATCAGGCAGGCGATGAAGAGAGTGAGCGCAGGGTGGTGGTTATTCAAAAGCTGGTCAGGGGTAACAACTGTGCCACTGAATCTGTGCCTCGTCCTGCTGCTGACCAGCTGCGTGCGCACCGGGACAAAATACGTACCGGTTCCGCCAGTACCGATACCGGTGAGTCTGCTGGCTGACTGCGCTGTGCCTTTGATTCCTGACCCGTTGACCTGGGGAGACAGCCTGGAGCTGAATGAGCATCTGCTTAACGCTCTGGAGCAGTGCAACCAGGACAAGGCCGCCATCCGGCAAATTGAACGGGAACGGCAGAAATGAATTTCCTCCAGTGGCTGAAAGGCCAGTTTATCCACCCTGAAGAAGCGAGTACTGAAATGTCAGAATCAATGAATGACGAAGTTGTTGAACAGTCCGGATTCTCCGCCGAAGCAGCGCAGATGCCCCAATCAGCTGAAGTCAAAGTGGGCGTTCATGATTTTGAAGCTGCGCTGGCGTTTGTTGAAAGTGGGGTTGCTCTGCTGGGCGAAGCCGCAAAGGACGATGTTAAAGCACTGGCGATTAAGTATCTGTGAGCAATACAGCGCACCCGTCGTGCAAGGCAGCGTGATAATTACAAGATGCATCAGGTATGATTCTCATCCAAAGAACTCAGGATGAGGATCATATGAAAAAGGTAGTCAAAATTTTAGTTATCACCATTACAGCTCTGGCAGTGCTCGCATTTGCTGTAATGATTTTGTTGATAGTATCGATCAGACCTTCAAAAGTTGATGCCGCCCAGACTGAAGCCTGCCGGCATTATGATAATCAGACCATCATGACTAAAGTTATTCGGGCTAAGACCGGAGACCAGGCTGAATGGAAAACTTTCTCTGACGCTCAGGACGCCGCTGAAAAGAACGGGATTCTGATCGACTATGGACAGATGACATTTGGGGACAATATCTGGTTAGTCCCTTTCACTCAGCGTAGCGGCCAGTCAGAAACCGGCGAATATTTTGGCATGCTTGACTGCACCACAGACAGTGTTGAATTCAGTAAAAAGTGATTTTCCCAGACTAGCGCCGACTGCAGCTCAACGCCACCTGCACGAAGCAATCCGCCACCGGCACCACCTGCATGGATGATGCGGCCACCACCCGATTTACTGACGCCGCTCAATGGGATTTTTTCACTCTCAGAGAGCGAATCGAAATCGCCGGAAAGCAAATAGCTGGGCTGCAGCAGTATATAAAAGAGCAATGTCTTAAATAATCAACATCTGGCGCACTCACGAATTCTTCAGATGTTGAAAGCTCCGGCACCATTAGCTTTAATCAGCATGACCCCATTAGCTGGTGCCTACCTGATATGTTACCCGATAAATTATCGCTCCTAGTATCGCGAGAAACTTTTCACGATTAGTTGCTCCAGGACGATTTAGGTTCATTTCAATCTCCCCAACGCGAATGCCAAAGCTGCTAAGGTTTACGAAGTCATCCTGACCACCCCTTGATATAAAGGATCGCAATGATTCAATCTCTGCATCTGTAATTGCAGTGTTGTCTATTTGGTGAGACCTAACATTTCTAACTTTATTCAAGCGCTTGAGCTCCGCAATCGAATGTTCATTAAGCCCTAAGTTTGCAGCTAATTGCAGCTTTGCTGCGTAGGTTAAAGTTAATCCTTCACCAAAACCCTCGAACAGGCGCTCATTGCTAGTCATTGCACAACAATAGGCTTCAATCATTGCCTCAGTAATTAAATGCGCGCGTAGGACGACTCCAATATCATCTTCGCTTGAAAGGGTGTTTGCTAGCCTGGACCAAGTTTGTTCATTCATCATAAATTTAGATGAAAAAATACGCGAATCCATAATCACTCCTTAAAGGATTGCCCATGGAACTCACTGACAAACAAGAAATGTTCTGTCGCGAGTACCTCATCGATTTGAACGCAACGCAGGCTGCTATACGGGCGGGATATAGTGCAAAGGCCGCGAATGTGCAGGGTGCTCAAAACTTATCAAAGATTAATATTCAGAACCGTATTTCAGATCTCAAATTACAGCGTAACAAACAAATAAACATTGATGCTGCATATGTTCTTAACCGCCTGATCGAAATAGACCAGATGGACGTGCTCGACATTATGAGCGATGACATGAACATCAAACCTGTGTCGCAATGGCCTTCATCATGGCGTCGGTATCTGAGCGGATTCGATCTGGCCGAGATGTTCGACGGCCGGGGTGAAGAGCGCGAGATGGTCGGCATCCTCAAAAAGATTAAGTGGCCGGACAAAGTCAGGAATCTGGAGTTGCTCGGTAAACACATTTCTGTGCAGGCATTCCGCGAGCAGGGTACGACGTCGCTGACAGGCAAAGACGGCGGCCCGCTTGAGGTTGCGCTGCTTTCACGCGAGGAATACCGGCAGGCACGCCGGGAAATGCTGGAGGATGACGACTGCTGACTTTAAGAACGCTGCACGCCGTATAGAGTGTGAAGAGGACGGGCTCTATTTCACCCGGTACTTCTTTAAGCAGCGCACCGGCAGCCGAATGATCGTCGCGCCTCATCATCAGGTGATACAGCGGACGCTGGACCGGGTGATTGATGGCGACATCCGGCGACTCATCATCAATGTGCCTCCGGGCTACACCAAGACGGAACTGGCCACCATCAACATGATGGGCCGGGGGCTGGCGCTGAACCGCCGTGCCCGCTTCATGCACCTGTCCTATTCCCACAACCTGGCATTACTGAACTCGTCAACCACGCGCAGCATCGTGAAATCTGCTGCCTTTCAGTCTATGTGGCCGATGGCTCTGCGCGACGATGCCGACAGTAAAGCCATGTGGTGGACAGAATACGGCGGCGGGGTGTATGCCTCGTCGGCGGCAGGACAGGTTACCGGCTTTCGTGCCGGTCATATGGAACCGGGCTGGCAGGGCTGTCTGATTCTTGATGACCCGGTAAAGCCAGACGACGCTTACAGCGAAACCATACGTGTCGGGGTCAACACCCGCTTCAACGAAACCATCCGTTCCCGTCTGGCCATTGAGACCACGCCCATTGTGGTCATCATGCAGCGCATTCACTACCACGATCTGAGTGGCTATCTGCTGCGCGGTGGCAGTGGCGAACAGTGGCATCATCTGAACCTGCCGGTGCTGATTGATAACAGCGAACAGTATTCAGTGCTGTACCCGGAAAACTCGCATGCGATACCCATTGAACATGGTCTGCCTGACGGCTGGCTCTGGCCGTACAAGCACAATGAATCGCATCGCACCTCACTGTTTTCACACCGGCGCACAGCCGAAGCACAGTATATGCAGCGGCCCCGCCGGTTTAATGCCGACGGTGCACTCTGGACCGAAGCAATGGTGTCCGGTGCGCGTGCGCTGGATATCACCCTGCAGCCGTCCCGGACGGTCGTTGCCATTGACCCCCAGGCGACCAACAGCGAAGACAGTGATGAGACCGGTATGGTCGTGGCAAGCAGTTACGGGCGCGGTAATGACCGGCTGTTTTCTGCTGCCGCGGATTACTCCGGTAAGTACACGCCGAACGGCTGGGCGAAGCGCGCCATCAGAGCCTATGAAGAGCATCACGCTGAAGCTATTGTCATTGAAACCAACCAGGGTGGCGACATGGCCGAAGACACGCTGCGCAATGCGGGCTACCGCGGGCGGATCGTCCGCGTCCATGCCAGTAAGGGCAAGTTTGCCCGGGCTGAGCCCATTTCAGCGCTGTATGAGCAGGGCCGGGTGGCGCACCGTGGCAACCTCTACCAGCTCGAAAACCAGCTTCTGGAATACGTGCCTGCTACCGCGAAGAAATCACCGGACCGCCTGGATGCGCTGGTCTGGGCCATCACAGAACTGTTCCAGCCGAAGGGCACAACAGTCCGTCCATTCTCTGCCTGACAGAACATCAATATGAGCAACGACGTCCGGAAGCGATCGCCCAAAATCGAGTCGATGGCCGGATGCTGGCCCATGATCAGCACGCTGCTGGGCGGCACTGCCGCCATGCGTGCTGCGGGCAAAACGTATCTGCCTAAATGGCCCAGTGAAGAAGAGGCGTTTTATCAGAACCGGCTGTCGGTGGCGACGCTGTTCCCTGCGTTTTCGCGTACGGTCGAAGTGCTGAGTGGCAAACCTTTTTCCCGTCCGGTCACCTGGGATGAAGAAGCGGTGCCTGCACGTATACGTGAGATGTTCGGGGATGTGGACCTGCAGGGCACTAACCTGCACTCCTTTCTGGCTGACACTTTTGAGGAAGCGATGGCCTACGGGCTCTGCGGCATCCTTGTCGAGCACCCACCTGCGGATAAACAGCTCTCTCTGGCTGAAGAGCGCCAGCGCGGATTGCGGCCTTATTTCGTCAGGGTCAATGCCACCAGCCTCCTCGATTACGACTCAGAGCGGGTCGACGGACAGGAGACGTTTACGCTGCTGCGCTTTGTCGAGACGGTGAGTGAGCGTGACCCGCAGAATGAATTTGTCGTGAAAAATATTGAGCAGGTCAGGGTGCTTAATCCCGGCCGCTGGCGCATTTATCGCGAAAAGCTGAATGAAACGAGCGGGGTGCTGGAGTGGCAGCTGCACGATGAAGGCACAACCAGCCTGAAAAAAATCACCTTTGTCCCGGTCTACGGTGATAAACGCGGGTTTATGAACGGCCGGCCGCCGCTGGCTGAACTGGCCTGGCTCAACGTTGAGCACTGGCAGTCCCGCAGCGACCAGCAGACCATCCTGCATGTCGCCCGCGTACCGGTGCTGTTCGGAAAAAAGCTCGGTGACGGTCCCATTTCGGTGGGTGCGGCATCGGCCATCCTGTCAGAAGAGGATGAAGCAGACCTGCGTTATGTGGAGCACAGTGGCAGGGCCATCGAGGCCGGGCGCACAGACATCATCGACCTTGAAGAGAAAATGCGCCAGATAGGAGCCGAGCTGCTGGTGGTAAAACCCGGCCACCGCACCGTGGTGCAGACGCTGACCGATAATGAAGCGAGCACCAGTGCCCTGCAGCGCATGGTGTGTGACCTTACCGATGCGGCCCGGCTGGCGCTGCAGTATCTGGCGGAGTGGATTGGTGAGTCCGAAGGCGGACACGTCACTATCTTCAGTGACTTTGGTGCTACCACGCTGGCTGAAGCCTCGGCTGACTTCCTGGTGGACATGTATAAAACGCGGGCACTGTCCGACGAGACGCTGTTTAACGAGATACAGCGCCGTGGCCTTATTAACAGCGAACTCCGCTGGGCGGAAGAGCAGGCGCGTATCCGCGCAATGCCGTCCCCGGTATCAGATAAACCGGCCACAACAACGCCGGCTTAACCTTCTCCGGGCCCGTGCAGATGCATGGGCCTTCTTTTATTGCCGCTCGCTGCGGATGCAGCGCGGTGCCACGGGCCGGATGGCTCATTACTGGTTGGATGACCCTGATGAATCTGAAACTCGATGAGAACGGCCATGTGGTCGTAAACGATGGCAAGCCTGTGTACGTACAGGATGACGGCAAAGAGCTGGCGTTTGATGCCCCTGGCACTCTGCAGACCATCTCGCGTCTTAACGGTGAAGCAAAGTCGCACCGTGAGCGTGCGGAAAGTGCAGAAACGCTGCTTAAGACCTTTGAAGGTATTGATGACCCGTCAGCGGCGCTGGCAGCACTGGACACCGTGAAGAACCTGGAAGACAAAACGCTGGTGGATGCCGGTGAAATCGAAAAGGTCCGCAATGAAGCCGTCCGGGCGCTGGAAGAGAAGTATGCGCCCATCGTAAAAGAGCGCGACGACCTGAGCCAGAAGCTCACGGCGGAGAAAATTGGCGGCAGTTTCGCCCGTTCAAAATTCATTGCCGAGAAAATGAGTATTCCGGCTGACCTGGTGGAAGCCCGGTTCGGCAGCAACTTTCAGGTAGTCGGTGACGCCGTCACGGCGTTTGATCGCGACGGAAACAAAATCTTCAGTGCGGTCAGACCCGGCGAAGCGGCGGGGTTTGATGAAGCGCTGAGCATTCTCGTTGAGCACTACCCGTATAAAGACCAGATCCTCAAAGGCACCGGCGCATCAGGCGGCGGCTCTGCTGGGGGGAATGGCAACAGCAGCCCCAACACACTTACCCGTGAACAGTTCGAATCCCTCAGCCCTCAGGAGCAGAGCGAACGGGCCTGTGCGGGTGTACAGATTACTGATTAACAGGATAACCCTGCATGTCTAATACCCTGACTCAACTCATTCCCGACCTGTATCAGTCGCTGGACATTGTGTCCCGTGAACTTTGCGGGTTCATTCCGTCCATTACGCTGGATGCGTCCGCAGAGCGTGCGGGACTCAATCAGCCGATCCGCATTCCGATGACGCCTGCCTCAAAGGCTGAAGATGTGAAACCCGGACAGCTGCCGCCGGATGACGGTGACCAGGATATTGGTAATGTGCCGCTGGCCATTACGAAATCCCGAATGGTGCCGTTCCGCTGGGAAGGTGAAGAGCAGAAACGAATCAAATCCGGACCGGGTTATCATGGCATCCGCCGTGACCAGGTTACCCAGGCGATGCGTACACTGGTCAATGAAATTGAAGCTGATCTGGGCCAGCTGTTTCGCCGCGCATCACGCGCTGCCGGTGAAGCGGGTAAAACACCGTTCAAAGACACGCTTACCGATACGGCGCAGGTGCGTAAGATCCTGACGGACAATGGTGCACCGCTCAGCGATCTGCAGTGTGTTATTGATACCACTGCAGGCGCTGCACTGCGTACCATGGCGCAGCTGACCAAAGCTAATGAAGCCGGTACCACAGCGTTACGTGCGCAGGGTACGCTGCTGGAGCTGCATGGCTTCACCCTGCGTGAGTCGGCGGGTGTGGCACTGCATTCGTCAGAGAGTGCGCCGGGCGAAAAGCTTGTCCTTGAGTCAGATCAGAAACCCGGTGAGACCATCCTTAACGTGAAGGTGACAGAAAAAGCCGTTACGGCTGGTGATGTAATCATTGCGGGCAGCCACAAGTATATCGTCAGTCGTGTTCAGGCTGGCAGCAGCATTACTATCCTGGCGCCGGGGCTGAGCGAGAAACTGACTAAAGGCTCTGAACTAAAGGTGCTCAGTAAGTTTACCGCCAACTTCGCATTCAGCCGCTCCGCCATCATCCTGGCCACACGCGCCCCCGCGCTGCCGGAAGAAGGCGACATGGCGGATGACCGCATGATGATCACCGACCCGCGCACCAACATGTCGTTCGAAGTCTCCATGTACAAACAGTACCGCCGTGTGCGCTACGAAATCGCTGCGGCATGGGGCTGTCAGAACATCAAACCGGAACATAGCGCGCTACTGCTAGGTTAGTCCTGCCCAATATTTCAGTCCGAACCCTTCAGATGAGGTAACCCATGCTGACTCCACAGCAGCTGGCCGACGCACGTCGCTACATGGGCTATCCCATGACAGGCGACACATCGCCCGACGACCGCAGTGATGCGGCTTACGCACAGGTCACCTCAGGCCGGTTCCAGACGCTGGCTCACAGGCTGACTACGCTGCGGGCTGAGGAGGAAGCCATCGTGGTGAACTATCTGACGACACTGGCCAGTCTGGAATGGGGGATTACCCATGCGGCAGACAACCTGGATACGGATAAAGCGGCTGTCTGGCAGCGGAACCGGTCAGAAGTCTCAGACCGTACGCGTCTCTACAATCAGTGGCGGCGTCAGTTCTGCGGACTGCTCGGTATCCCGCCGGGCCCGTCGCTGGGCACTGGCGTATCAACTGTGACACGGTGCTGATATGGACTCACATCAGCTGGCGGCGAAGGTGAACCAGGGTAACGGGAAGGCCGCGAAACGCCTGGGTGGTACGGCCCGTCATTACCGGGCGGCATCACCCTTCAGCCCCCTCGACGCGCAGCCACTGCGACAGCTTTCGGCCTCATTCACCACCGATTACGGTTACATGCGCGCAGCCCGGTTCGGACAGGCCACCCGTATTGGCATCTTTGATGCGGCGGGGTTTGAGGCAGGCGATATCCTGGTGTCCACCGAGGGGACCTTTTACGTGGCAGCCATGCCACTGTTACAGCCCATACTGTGTGTCAGGGCTGAGCGGCTCGTCAGCGTCCGTCGTACCACCCCGGCGGGCAGTGACGCCGGACTGCAGGATTACGGTGGCACCACTGCAGCAAATGAAAAGCTTATTATGTCCGGCTGGCCTGCCAGTATTCTGATGAGCCGCATCGGTGAGCACAGCCCGCTTCAGTTGCCGGGCCAGATGCGCAGCGCGTGGCACAGCATCCTGATGCCTGCGTTCAGAGACCTGTCTCTCCATACCGGGGATTTTGTGACGGATGACGCCGGGCATCGGTTTGTCATCAGCGGCACGGAACTGACCAATATGGGCTGGCGTCTGACGGCGCTTCAGGTGACGGTGTAACATGGCAAGCACTGATGATGTAGCCCGCTATCTGGCAGGACGTATCTCAGAAGTAGTGTATCCCGGCGGCAGCCTGCTACCTGGCATTGTTAACCCCTCAGTGAAAATCTATCCGGGCTGGCCCGTACATGGAGCACTGCAGCAGGACATCGAGAATGGTGGTGTGCACGTCTCCGTCTGGCCACTGCCGACAGAGCGTAAAATCAGCACGGCGCTTGGCAGGCCCTGTCTTGTCATCGCCAAAGGTAAACCTACGTTACAGCTCACAGTGAACGGTAGTGTAATCGGTGTTTCCGGTGTGGCTGCTGCACCGACCAATGTGCGGGTAAACCTTAACGGAAAAGCGTTCACCTTCTCTTTCCGGGCGGGTACCACGGCTGAACAGGCAATTAAAAAGTTTTCAGCAGTACTGCCGAAGTCATTCACTGTGCTCAGCAGTGTCTGCGTCCTGATGGCTGAGCACCTCAGTGTTTCCGCCACCACCCCAGGCACGGCTGTAAAAGAGCTGCACAGGCAGATAAAAGATTTCCAGGTCACTGTCTGGGCACCCACGCCTGGCCTAAGAGACCGCATCGGCAGTGCCATTGATACGGCGCTCTCTGAACAGTGTCACATTGACCTCAACGACGGCGCGCCCGCGCAGCTCCTGTATGCCCGGCAGTTTGATTCGGACAGGTCAGAGAACTGGCATGTCTACCGGCGTGACCTGATTTTCAGCGTGAATTACGCTACCACCCAGACCATCACCGCACCTGAGGTGACGCAGTTTGTTGTCACCCTGAACGGGCACCAGACCACACGGTAAATTCCTTTTATCCAGCATCAGTTCACTCATCCGGAGTCTCTTTCATGCCGATTTATTCAACCGGCGACCTCAGCACGTCTGCACTCACGGCACCTGACCTTTATGTTCAGGTCGTTCCGCCCCGGGCACGTTACATTAATGGTGTACCCACCGACGGGCTGGGGCTGGTGGGTGTGGCAGGCTGGGGGCCGGTAAACAGCGCCTTTCGTATCACGTCAGATAATGACATGGCATTCTTTCTGGGCACGCCTGAAAACCGTAAGTATGACCTGGCGACAGCGGCTGCCATTTCACTTCAGCTCGGTGCGGCGAACCTGAACTGTGTGCGTGTGACAAACGGTCAGGATAAAGCGGCCAGTGGCAGACTCTGCGACAATGGCAGTAAGTCAGGTCTGCTGCTGACCGCACTCTACAGCGGGACGCGCGGGAATCAGGTTGTCGCAGGTATCGGCAGCGGTACCGCGGTGAACTCGAAAAAGCTGACCATCAGCCTGCCGGGCGTGAGTGCGGAAGTCTTTGATAACCTGCAGGGTGAAGGGGATGCGCTATGGAAAGCGATGGCAGAGGCCGTAAATCACGGCCAGATGAATATCCGGGGCCCCAGCCAGCTGGTGCGCGCGAAAGTAACCGAATCCGAAGCGCCTGCACAGGCCGCGCTAAAAGAGGTCACCCTCAGCGGCGGCACCGACGGCGCGACCGGTATCTCGGATGCCACGCTACTCGGTACAGATGGCACTGATGCTCCGCGTAAAGGCATGTATGCCCTGCGTGGCACAAATTCACAGGTCATCAACCTTGCCGATGTGACCGATAAAATGTGCTGGCCCGCCATGGCGGCGTTTGCGCGCTCCGAAGGTGCCTATGCCATCGGCCAGGGCCCGGCCTCCGCTGGCTGTAAGGCGGTGTCTGAAGCGCTTAACAGCTCAGGCGTGGACGACTGGCATTTCAAGCTGATAGTGGGTGACTGGCCTTACTGGAAAGATACCGCAAATGGCACAAGCCGCATGATTGCGCCCGCCACGTTTGAAGCGGCAAACATTGCCGCCCGGGCACCGCATATCTCCACGCTCAACAAGCGCATCCCCGGCATCATTGCCACTGAGCGGCAGATGGCGGGACGTCCGTACTCCGTGCCGGAAATCGGGGCCATCAATTCAGCCCGCCTCGATGTCATCACCAATCCCTGTCCGGGCGGCAGTTACTTTGGGATGCGCTCCGGGCGCAATACCTCATCGAATCCGACCCAGAACGATGATACCTACACCCGCATGACCAACTTCCTGTCACTGACCATCGCGGCCAGCTTCGGCAGCGTCGTAGGTGACAATCAGACCACAGACCTGCGCCGGGAAACCAAAAGTACGCTGGAGTCTTTCCTGTCGAATCTGGAGATGCTGAAGATGATCGGCGACCCGAATGGCGGACCTGCCTTTGCGGTGCGCCTCGATGCGACCAATAACCCGGATGCGCGCGTGGCACTGGGTTACATGACCGCCGATGTGCAGGTGAAATATCTCAATGTGGTGCGCTACTTCCTGGTGAATCTGGAAGGGGGCGGCAGCGTGTCCATCTCCGTCTCAGACAGCTTATTGCGCTGAACACTGCAACATTCATTACTCCGGAGATAAAACATGCCAACCCTTGGCTATACCGTCGGGCGTGATATTGCTGTCGATATCAATACGCCCACGGGGAAACTGCGCATTCCAAAAATCATGAGTTTTGACTCAAAGCCGCAGGTCTCGACCCATAAAATCACGCCGCTCAACGGCATTACCGACGAACTGCAGATCCCCGTTGGCTGGAATGGTACCATCACGGCTGAACGTATGGATGCCACGCTCGATGACTTCTGGGCGAAGTGGGAAGACAACTACTATAACGGTATCGATCAGCCCCGCGGCACCATCACCGAAACCATCACCGAGGCAAACGGCACCATCAGCGTGTACCGCTATGAAGGTGTGTCATTTCACCTTACCGATGCCGGTAACAAACAGGGCGAGAAGACGGTGAACCAGACCCTGTCATGGACAGCCAACCGCCGTAAAAAAGTGAACTGAGGAATAAACAATGGTGCAGGTCAGAGTGCATGAAACGCCACCCGTTGTACCGGAATCGCCGGTAAAGCCAAACCAGGTCCGGGATGCCAGCGGGCGCGTCATCACCCTGCGTGAGCTGGACCCGGTGCAGGAATCCCGTCTGACTGTTGCGGTCGGCCCGGAAATGGCCATCAACGTGATGTACATGAACATGTATGCCTTTCCGGCGGCGGCCGTAGCTGACATTAACGGCGAAGAATACCCGGTACCGCAGAACCCGAAGCAGATTGAAAGCATGCTCGCCATCCTGGGCAAAAACGGACTTAAAGCGGTCAGTGACTCCCTGCGTGACATGTCGAACGACAGGGACGATGAGGCCACGGAGACCGCCGCAAAAAACTAGCGCAGAACCCCGGGTTTATAAACCAGTGCTGGCTGATGAAAGCCGGGGTTCCGTTCAGCGTGATTTTTCCGGACCTGTCATCGCTGATGCCCCATGAGCGCATTGCTATGGGTGTCGTTATTGGCGAGCTCGAGGGCGGTACCTACAACTGGCACACACGCAGGTGGGAGGAGGGTAAGTAGTGGACCTTGAGCAATTTGCGCGCGAGATGTCATCTGCATCAGCCAGTATCTCCACCGGGCTCGAAGAAGGTTTCCGCGTCATCGTAAAAGAGATTGAGGAAACAGCAAAGGAAGAAATTGGCGTGTACCAGCCGGCTTACGGGCCGTTTGATGCTTGGGCACAGCTGGCTGAATCGACTAAAGCCGATCGCTTTCGCCAGGGTTACACCGAAGACGATCCTTTGCTGCGGTCTGGCGAACTGAGAGACTCCATCCAAAGTGAAGTAGTGGGCCTGGCGGCCATCGTTGGGACCAAGAGTGAAATCGGGCTCTGGCAGGAGGTTGGCACGAGTCACATTCCATCAAGGCCCTTTATTGGACCGGCATACGTGAGGAAGATTGACCCGCTGATGGAAGCAATTGAAATGGCTCTTTCAAGTGGATTTAAGGTTTATTGA